TCAAGCTTTGTCGGCTTCAGCGCCTCGGTTATGATTGTGCCGAGGGTTATATTGTCCGGGTTGCCGGTGTTCGTCGCGTAATCGAAATCAAAGTCAGCAAGCCGCCCCAAGCCATCTACCGCCGTAAGGTCGAAGGCGAAAGGATAATAGCGGTTCTCGAATACGCACAGGTCGGGCAGCACGGTACCGACCCACCACAGCGAACCGGCCCGGTAGATTAGGACGTTGTATTTTAGCTCCGAGGATTGTGCGAGGCTGTCGAGAAACGTTTCCTCGGTGCTGTTGGAAACAAGCCAATGGATGACGGCTTTGCTTGAGCGGATGGGGTTTTCACCAACCCGCGAGCCGTCGCCCTCCCATGTAGCGGTAAAGCCGGGGGTGGCTACGGTGAACGTGTTTACGCTGCCTGAATAGCTGGCTTCGTCGATGTCCACCTTCCAGCGGACTGCGTTTATATCGTCAAACTCTGCGCGGTACTTAACGCCCATTACCTTACCCTCCCTCTGTTTGTTTCGGCCCTGTCAAGCATGATTAACAAGTCCTGACCGCTTACGCGGGTCGTCAAGTTACCGCCGCCGCCGATCATGTCCTTCAGCTTGTTCAGCGGTGCCACCACTTCAGGGTTTGACCGTGCGCCGGGGTACTCACCCATAAGGCCCAGCGTAGGGCCGGATATGATACCGCCATCGGCGAAGGGGCGGATGCCGGCGGGTTGATTGTTAGAAGACGTGCTGCCTTTGGATTGCCGGCCTTCGATGCCTTTCTGCATGATGCCTTTAACGGCACCCGCTGCAACGATAAGCGCGGCACCGGCGATAATTGCACCGGCTGGCTGTGTGAACAGCAGCGCTTGGAACTTCTGCGAAGCAAGGCCCGCTGCCATCATAGCTTGTCCAAGGGTTTGCATAAATCCGGCGAGGGTGCTTAACAGCGCGTCGCCAAACTTAGCCAGCGGGTCTTCAGCGCCTGCGACGATGTTCATTGCAAGGTCGCCAAGCGCCCCGGCCATGTTGATTGCCATTTGTTTGATGCCGCTGTCGAGGGCGTTGCCGATATCGCTTGCGATTTGGAATGACCTTTCAGATACACCTACGCGGGCGTAGTCGAATGCTTCGTGAATTTTGGCGCGAAGGTTTTCTTTGAAGTTAGCCGTTCCCAGTCCCATAATAGCGAGCGGGTCGGCGGCTGTAGGTGGTGGCGCGGCCTGTACCTCAAGCATCGCTTTCGCGATATTTTGCCGCGTCATTTCGGCAATCTCTTGCGGCTTGGGTATCGGTACTATTCCGGCTTTTGATTTGCCAGCGGCAGGTTTTGCGGCGGGCGTCTGCTTTTTGTTTAATTCTTCAACGGCTGTGCCGGTCTCTTTAATAACCTTTAAAACCTCTTCGCGCTGTTGCGCTGTGCGTGCCAGCTCGTCCGTGGTCAGCTTCAGCGCATCGCGTTCACGTTGGCTTGCTCCCTCTACTACGCTTGCGCTTTCGCCGGCAAACCGCATGGATGCGGTCTTAACCTCAGCCATTTGTTTTTCGCGCTTGATCTCAAGGTCGATTTCTTTCGCCGCTATCTCAGACAGCTTTGCGAGCGCGGCCTGTGCTTTTGCCCGTTGGTAGATTGACGTATTGAGCTTGTCAATTTCCTTTTTCAGTTCCGCGCTTTTAGTCTTGTCTAAATCGACGTTTGAAAGGTAGCCGGGGTACTCCTGCTGCAACTGCTTGAGCGCCGCGTTGCGATTCTCGCGGGTCTGCGTTTCGTCTTCAAGAACTGCAATTAGTGCGAGGCTTCCGCCGTATTCGCTCTTCAGCTTTTCGCTTGTTGCCTGTGCTATCTCGTTGCGCACCTTCATCGCCTGCGAAACCTCATAGGTTTTCTTAGCCATCAGGGCGTAGGCGGTTGCGGCCAATGTAATGACAGCAATCACCGCGCCGATGCCGGATGCGCTTTGTAGGAAGTTCAGCGCCTTCTGTGCAGCCGCCGCGCCGTTGATGCTTTTGGTGAGCGCGGTAACGGTTCCCTCAAGTGCGACTATTCCCTCTATGCCTGCGCTCATGGCCATCAGGCTCTGTAAGGTGGCCGTAACTTCAGCCGCGCTCTTTGTGTCCATGCCAAGCAGGTGCATTGCGCCTTGCATACCGGCTATGGCTTGCGTTGCTTGACCGAATCCGATTGCTGCCAGCTTCGCCTTACCCTCCATGTCCGCCGCCATGATAGCGTCCTGAACGTCTTCCATCTTACGGCGGGCATTAATAGCCTGCTGGGTGACATCTCGGAAAGCCTGACTGCCTTGCTCGCCCATCTGCATATAAGCTCCGGCGAGGTTGGTAAGGTTGCGGTTCTGCTGTTTGAGATTTGCGCCGGGGTCGGATGCGCCTTTAAGCAGGCGCTCCATAGATTTCTGCGCCTTCGCGGCTTGCTTTTCTAAGCTTTGGGACGTGCCCTGAAACGCCTTAACGGCATCGTCAAGACCTTTTTTCAGCGCGTCGGTATTCGCGCCGATTACAATGTTTAAGCTATCTACTCCGCCGCGTTCTGCCATCGTCTATTAGCGGTGGTAATTCACCTCAAATTCAGTCTGTATAAGGTAGATTTGGTCGTTGCCGGCGCCGTCTTCAGGCAGGTGTGTTTCACCCAAATATTCGATGTTGGCAACTGCCACGCCGTCGAATGTGCCTTGCCGCTTGTCAAGCCCGGTGCGGATAGCCTCTGCGATCTCCTGCGCCTCGGTCATAGTTTCCGCGTATATCGATAGCTGAATCTGCGCAAAATCGAAATTGCTTGCAGTGTCTTTTTGCGGCTCCGGCCGATTGCTCAAGAGCTGGTGGGCAACATAGGGGTATTGCGTAGACTGCGGGGCGCGGACTGGGAATACCTTATTCGCGGGTATCTCAGCCGTGATTCCGGCCGTGTTCGCCATTAGGTAGTGAATCGCTTTAACTGCTTTGTTCATCGGTTTTCGGTTTTATCTCTTTCGGGAATCGCTTGTCTGAGTTCAGCTTTTCCTGTATTCGTTTCAATTCGTTCATTCGTTGCCGCCTTTCCTCTGGCCATTCCAACAGGTCGGTAGGCTTGACCGGGTTTTTTGCGTGGATGTTCCACAGGGCTGCTGCCAGCCACCGTGTTCTATTCCATGCATCGCGCTGCTCCCTCTCGGTTGCTTTGCGTTTCCCATCCCACGCCAGCCTGAACCATTGCGGGCAGGCTGTCTCCATGTCGGCCGGTCGCAGGTTTAATTCACCGAACGCAATCCGCTCGATGTCCCACGCGGTCAGACCGCCGGCGGCAACAGCTCCCCCGATGGGTTGGCCTCGCTTTCCGCCGTGTCGGCTGGCTGCTCTTTGGCTTCGTCGGCGCCGGTGAACTTAGCCCAGGCCGTTTGCCACATATCGAAAGCAGGCAAAAGGTCGTCCAGCGTTTCGATGTTTTCAAGCAACTCCTCAGGGTCGGCAAACGGTTTAGGTTTACCCTCCCTTACGGCGCCGGACACAAGCCCAGACCATGCCACCGTGGCTGAAAACATTGCAAGGGTTTCCGGGTCTCGCTTTACAGCGAGTTCCGAAAATTCCTGAGTGTTAATTTTCAGGCTGCGCAGGATGCGCGTTAAGGCCGCCACCGGGTAGGCGATAGGATAAGATTTGGATGCGATAGTCAGCTGCGCCATGGGTTCGGATTAAGCTACGTTTCCGAGAGTGATTGTGCCGGTCATCTGCATAGTGCAGCTGAAAGTTGCGCTTTCGTTCTGCGGGGCGGATGCAGATACGCTGCTGATAAGGACGGAGCTTTCCAGGTAATCGTCGCCGGTTGACTGCGAAGACCAGCGAATGGTAAATGCCGTACCTGCGAGCGCATCGGTTACGAGGTCGTCAAAGCTGAGGCCCTGAGTCGATACCGAGGCTTCGTATTCGAACAATCCTTCAAATTGAAATGTGCCGCCCTTCTCGCCGGCGACGTATTCTTTGAAGCCGCTGCTGTCCTTGGTGGTGATTTCAATCATGTCGATTGACAGGTCTGCGCCAGCGGCGCGGCCGTTTGCAATCTTGGTGAAGGTAGAAGGACTGCCTGCCACCTTGTACAACCCAATGAGGGTGCCGTTAACTATTCCGGTCGTTGCCATATCTGTTTATTTTTTGTCTTGAATGTTTAACTTTTCGCGCACCCTCTTGATTATGTTCTGAGACACACGGGCGCGGTGCATCTCGAATGCTGGGGCCATAAATGGCCGGGCCGTGCGGCGGATGGATTTACCGCCGTATTCCACGATGTGCGCGTAATAGGCGGACGTGCCGCGCTTCTTGCCTTCGCCGCGATAGTTTACCCCAATCAGCGCAGTAGTAGGAAATCGGCTGTCGTTTTTGCGGATGAAGCCGATTTGTGAACGCAGCAAGCCGGAATCCACCGGCACGCGGGCGCGGGCACTGGCTACAATTACCTTTGATTCCTGTCGCACAATACGACCCACCACCTTATCGGCGGCGCGGTCTTTGACCTTGCGTAGGTTTTCGACTATAAGTCCGACACCCTCAATTTTGAAATCGATCATACCTGTCGGGTTGCGTCAAGTTCAAGGTAAGCGCGGCGGTTCACTTCGCGCACGTTTTTGATGTCGTATATCACGCCTTCGTACTGAAGGCGGTCGGCTGCATTAACGCCGGATATCCAGCGAATTACGAAGGTCGTTTTGTTCTCAGCCTCAAGTTTATCGCCGTTTACGCGCTCGGATGCGCGTTCGGGTTTTATTGTGGTCGGAACCCGGTCGGCGTAGGTCGTCCACGTCTTGACCCCTTCGCCAATGGCGTTCTGCGCGGTGGTAAACCGCTGAAGAGTAAGCTGCCTGTCCA